GGACCACCGCCCCGAGAAGGGCGAAACGGATCCCCTCGGCCGCGCCCCGGGCGTGTTCATGGAATCCGCTAGGCGCCGCACCGAGACCCAGTGGGTCAAGCGGAAGATCGCTTCCGGCGCCCGGACATGGGCGTCCCTCTACCAGGGCAGGCCATCCCCGGATCAGGGCGGTGTGTTCCCTGCAGAGTGGTCCCGGTATAGCGAGCCCATCGGGATCCGCCAAGACAATGGCACGTACCTTGTGCCTGGTATCGGCCGTGACGATCACGAGCTGGTCCAGTCGTGGGACCTCGCGTTCAAGGATACGAAGTCCAGCGACTATGTCGTCGGGCAGGTGTGGCTGCGGATCGGGAACACCGCGTACCTGCTGGATCAGGTGCGGGCGCGGCTGAACTTCACTGCGACGTGCCAGGCGATCCTCGACATGTCCGCGAAGTGGCCGCAAGCCGTCGCCAAGTTCGTGGAAGACAAGGCCAACGGGCCAGCGGTGATGAACGCGTTGTCGCAGAAGGTGTTCGGGATGATCCCGATCGAACCCGAAGGATCCAAGTACGCCCGCGCATCGGCGATCTCCCCGCTCACAGAGTCCGGGAACGTCATCCTCCCCACCGCGGATCTCCTCCCCAACGTGGAGGAGCTGATCGAGGAAGCTAAAAACTTCCCCAACAGTGCCCACGACGACACCATCGACGCACTGTCGCAGGCCATCAACCGGCTCCTGCTCATGCCACTCACCAACCAGGGCCGCATCATCGAACCCGACGTCTACGACGAATACAACGCGCAGGGCTGGTCAATCAGCCCGGTCTAGGAGGCCACTATGGGCAGGTTTATGCAGCTGCTCGGCCTGCAGGAAGCCGCGACCACCACGGAGGTCAAGGTCTACGAGGGTCAGGTCGCCACGCTGCAGCACCGGCTGGAGGAATCCCTCGGACAGCTCGAACTGGCCCGGGAAAACGTCGGTTGGCAGCGCCTCACGGAGCAGTACGCGCAGGAGTTCACCCGCGACGGTCTGCGGAACGCCGCGAACATGGGCCGGATCTTCGGCATCGCCAACCCCATCATCAAACGGGGCCGCGAAGTCCGGCACGCGTACGTGTGGGGTCAGGGCGTGTCCATCGCCGCCGTCAATCAGGACGTGAACGACCTCGTCCAAGCCTTCATCGACGACGAGGGTAACCGTGAAGCGTTCTACGGCGCCCAGGCACGGCAGCAGTACGAGGGCACCCTGTTCGATGAGGGCAACGTCTTCCTCGCCCACTTCACTAACCCCCTCACTGGCCGGGTGAAGGTCCGGACGATCCCGTTCGACGAGATCACCGACGTCATCACCGCCCCGGGCGACAAGGCCACCCCGTGGTTCTACCTCCGCGAATGGGTGGAACTGGACGACAACGGCAAGAACGACCAGCGGAAGGCTTACTACCCTGCGCTGAAGTACCAGCCGGCCAAGAAGTACCGCCGCATCAACGAGATCGAAGTCCTGTGGGACGCCCCGATCCGGCACGTGAAGGTCAACGCCGGGCAGGGCTGGAAGTTCGGCATCGGCGACTCCTACGCCGCGATTCCCTGGGCGCTCTCCCACAAGGGGTTCCTCGAGGACTGGGCGTTGCTGATGAAGGCGCTGGCGAAGATCGCTTTCGTCACGTCCTCGAAGACTGCCGGGAACTCGCAGGCTAAACGCTCAGCGATCCAGTCGATGGCCGGCGCACCCGCTGGTTCGGCGATCAGCATGTCCGATGATCAGAAGATCGAGGCGATGCCGAAGTCCGGCGCGACCTTGGACAGTGAGTCGTCCCGGCCGCTGGCCACCATGGCGGCGTCGGCGATGGGCATCCCGGTCACGATCATCCTCGCCGACCCGGGCCAGACTGGTGCACGCGCCACGGCCGAGACACTGGACCTGCCAACCCGGTTGACGATGCAGGCCCGGCAGGAGCTCAACGCCGAGGTCATCCGCGACTCGGTGGGGTACGCGATCGAGCAGGCTGTCATCGCACCGCAGGGCCCGCTCCGGCGGCTCGGCACGGCGATCAGGGACGAGGACCGGCTCACTGTCGTGTTCAAGGACCCGGCCGCTTCCACGGTCGAGGTCACCTTCCCGGGGCTTGATGAGGTCGATGTGAAGGTCCTCATGGACGCGATCGTCGCCGCTGATGGCATGCCTGACACTCCGAAGCTGCCGCTCGTCCGGCTGGCGTTGCAGATCCTCAAGGTCCCGGACGTGGACGAGTGGATCGACAAGATCACTGACGACGACGGCAACCTCATCGATACGGAAACCACTGGCGGTGACCTCGCGGCCAAGGCGTTCCGCGACGGCCAAGACCCCGCCGCCGCACTCAAGTAGGAGAACCATATGGCAATCACAGTCAAAGTCAGCTGCCCGGTCTGCACCAAATCGCTCACTTATGAGCACAAGGAAGGCGAAGCTTGGGGATCGGTCGGCCTCACAGACTTCGGCATCGTGGAGCTGACAGCGCACGACGGAGGCCAGGTAATCGGCCCGCACATGCGCGAGCATCACACCGATGGTTCTTGGGCCAAGGTCGTGCGGCAACGCGCAGAGAACATGGTCGCTCTCGTCAAGAAGCTGGACGAGCTAGGCAAGTAGGAGGTTCGGATGGCGGTCACGGCTGAGACTCTCCGCATCGTTGACCGCCTCCGCCGCCAACTCACCACCATGACCGACGCCCAAACCCTCGCCCTCACCCGGGCGTGGGTCGAGGCGTGGGACGTGCTGGAACCCGACTTCCAAACGGCCGTCGTGGAGCTCATGGCCGGCGCCGTCGACGGCAAGGTGTCCCGCGCCACCGTGGCCAAGAACATCCGGCTCCGGGACGCGCTCCAAACGGCCAGGACCATGCTCGACGAACTGACCAGCCTCACCGAGGTCACCGTCAGCACCGACGTCGCGCAGGCCGTCCTGGACGCCATGGACGGGCACGCAGCCCTCATCGGCTCGCAGCTCCCACCGAACACGGCATCAGCCGGCGTCAGCTTCACCCGCACCTCGCCGGAGGCCCTCGCTGCCATCGTCGAGCGGACAACGAAGCAGATCCACTCCAGCGCAAAGCCCATCCCGGCCGACGTCGAGCGGGTCATGAAGCGCGAACTCATCCGGGGCATCGCCGTCGGGGAGAACCCGCGGGCCACCGCACGGCGGATCATGAAGCAGGCCGAGGGACGGTTCAACGGCGGACTCACCCGGGCGCTCACGATCGCCCGGACCGAGACCCTCGACGCGCACCGGGCAGCGACCAAGGCGTCAGAGAAAACCAACAAGGACATCCTCGAAGAGTGGGAATGGCATGCCGCGCTCAACGCCCGCACGTGCCCGTCCTGCTGGGCCAAGCACGGCACCCGGCACCCACTCAGCGAATCAGGCCCGGACGATCACCAGAACGGCCGCTGCGCACGCGTCAGCATCACCAAGTCATGGAAGGACCTCGGGTTCGACATCGAGGAACCGCCGTCCCTGACGAAGGACGCCGAGACGGTGTTCAACGAACTGACACCGGAAACTCAGCGGGACATCATGGGCGCCCAACGCCTTGATCTTCTGCAGTCCGGGAAAGTTTCGTGGGCTGACCTGTCCGCGGTGAAGCAAACCGATGGGTGGCGCGACTCCCACGTCGTTGTCCCGGTCAAGGACCTGCTGGCGAAAGCGGCCTAAGTCCCGTCACTGAGCGACGGTTCGTACTGCACGGTCCCGCACCACTTGCACTCCACTGACATCGACCCGCCGGTCGAGCGCAGGTAAATGCCATGGACCTTCCACTCATGCCCCGGGCACTCCCCAGGCACGCCCGCACTGTCGTTCCGGTCATCAAGGCCCACACAACCATTCTAGGAGGCTGTCAATGCCGCAGATCATTACAGAAGCGGTCGACCTATCCGCCGCACCACTGTCGAACAAGTCCGGCCGGATCCGCATCAAGATCATCGACGCCGGCAACGGGTCCTCAGGAACCTACCCGGCCAAAACCCTCGAAGCCGCGGGCAAGGACAAGGTATTCGCCAAGGGCCTCCACATGTACCTTGACCACCCCAGCGCCACCGAGCAGTTCGACCGGCCGGAACGGACCATCAAGGACCTCGCCGCAGTCCTCACCACAGATGCCGTCTACGAATCCGGTGCACTCTACGCCGAGGCCAAAGTCTTCCCGCACTACCGCGACGTCCTGACCGACCCGGAAGTGTACGAAGCGATCGGCGTGTCCATCCGCGCTTCGGCCGAGGTTGACGACTCCAACGGGGTCCGGACCATCACCAAGCTCATCCACGCCGAATCCGTTGACTTTGTCACCCGAGCAGGCAGGGGCGGGCAGGTCATGGAAGTCCTCGAATCCGCCAGGAACGTCCGTGAAGCGACGGCCAACGACACCCGCGAATGGCTGAATGACGCGGTGAAAGCCGAGCACGGCGCCGAAGACACCTACGTGTGGGTCCGCGACTTCGACGACACGAACGCCTGGTTCGAAGTATCCGGCCCCGAAGAGAACCACCTCTACCAGCAGGGCTACACACTCACCGGAAACACAGCCGCCCTCACCGGCGACCCTGTC